CCATCCTTTCCTACAAATATAAATTTCATTTTTAATCTTTTTTGTTCTTGTGTAAGTCTTCTAAAAATACGTGTGCCAGGTCTCCATGTTTTACGATAACTCTCACTCTTTACATCGTATATCTCAACTCTACCTTTCTCATCTATTGCTATCAAATCTGCAGGACCAACGCCATACAAGTTTTTAAAAACAAAAAATCCTTTTTCTATCAAATACAGTATCGCTATCTGTTCACTTTGCATTCCTTTTTTTAACTTTGATAATTTAGAACGGCGCACCATCTACCTCCTTAATATCAAACGCAGAATCTTGTTGTTGATATGCAGGCACGCCCCACACACGCACAGTTCTACCTTTTAAATTAAACTTATCACTCTTACCTTTTAAATGTCTCAACGCTTGTACAAGCTGTCCTGTATTAAAATATGTAAACTTGTTACGTGTAAGATAGTCTTGTAGGTCTTTGAGTCTAAACCATGTTGTGCCATCTTCTGTCCATGGTTTGCGTAATAGTAATTCATCTCTGTTTAGGGCTTGGGCACGATCAGTGCAAAACTCCTGGAGGTGAGCTTCAAACTGACCGGCCAATGACCCATCATCAGACACAGGAATCTTGATAAGATTCTGCATTAATCTCTCAATAATTTCCTGCCACACTGACTGTTTTACGAGAGCTGGCATGTGATTCAAACTATTCATACATTTCTTTTGAAACTTAGTTTGTATTTGCAGCTCATCTGTTTGTAATTCCATACGCTTATCACCAACATCAAGAAACCAAACTGGTGGATCTGTTTCTAGTTTTGTTAGCGCACTAAATTCTAATGATGCACCATTACCACCAACACCATGTTTTCTACCTCTACATACTCTTGCGTTGCAATAAGAACTAATTGGTGGTTCTTTACATCTATAGTTATATTCTTTTTTCTCTAATTGTTTTTGTACTGTGACTACCTCTGACGCTGACAAGGGAGGTGTCATGTAATCTTGATTATATTTTTCTAATAATGTTTTCCAATTGTCTGGATCAAATTTACGTAAGTATACTCCTATATTGAATAAACCATTGTTGCGCGTGCCTTCAGGAAAACCTTGTGTGCAAAGTTGTTGTAAACATGGTGGGCCATCCTTTATGACATCATCAGATACCTGGATTGCAACTTTGTCTATTTCATTTGTTATGTATTTATCATATAAGTGATAGAACTCTGGCAAGGTCGCCGCTGTTCCATCATCTTTATACGCATATCTAGTTGTACTTTTTGAATTATAATAAGGAAGATTTAGGAAATTACCCAGGTCTCCTTTCTCTATCAATATCGTTGATTGTTTGGGAAATACTTCTACAGAAGAATATCCTAAACCAGATGCAACCTCTCGTAGCTTCTCTCGTACTAATTTTGCGGACACTGGGTTTCTAAGAAATAAAAATATATGCATGCCACCACTCTTGGATCTACATGGCACCAAGGGTAATTGTAAACTTCTAATACTATTTATTATTTTTCTGTGATCAATAGGGTATGTATCAATATCAATACATCCCCAACTAACCGTATTGTCAGCTCTTATCGGTATGATACCAAGAGAAGGACCTACACCATCAAGATGTGATTGCCACAGATTGTCTGTAACTTCTTGTTTGACAATGTAGGATTTACCCTCTTGCTTACCGTCAGCACGTTTCCCTTCGGATTGATGCTGACCATAAGCCACGTCTAAGCCTTCAAATATCAATTTGAACTTATCCACTAAACCTCCAGTTTTAGTAGAAGAAATACCTAAAACGGTACTTCTTCTTCGCTTTCTTTATTGTTAGATTGTGGTGCCTCTTTTACAGGCTCCCCCTCTGACATAGGTTTAGCTTCGACTTCTCCTCTTGATGCGGCAGTTGAAAATGATTTTGCCTCGTTGTACACGCCAGCGTCTTCAACCTGACCAGTTCTCTCAACTTGATACCCAAACCAACTACCACGATCATTAGATTCACTAACTGTAGATAGTTTGTAAATGATTGCATATGTTGGTGGAGTAAAACTTCCCGATGGACCACTAACTTTTTGGCTCAACATTAAACTGTTCCAACGTCTACTTTTTTTTAATTGAGTAGAAGTCATGCTTACAACAGCTTGTGACCATGCACCATCTTTGCCTTGCACCATTACATAGTGATAGGCAGTGGTGGCAACATAGTTACCATTAGGTAATGTATCTTTAAACGTAATTTGATCACGTTTAGTTTTACTAAGAATACCACTATCAGCATGATGTGATTCAACGAACCCACCACCTTGCTCACGTGGTTTCCATTCTACGTATCGTAGTTGATAAAGAACAGGTATCACGTTAAGTGAATCACTGACCTCTTGTGTGACAGTGTTGTAGAACTGTCCTATTTTAGCACCATCAACGTACTCTGCTTTTTGCGGATTAAGTTGTGGGCTATTGGATTGTAGTATGTTGATGTAAGGGATTGCAATGTCTCTTGACATGTCAAGATTACCGAAACCACTTGCATCCTTTGAGTCACTAGCAAGAACTGCTAGATCTAGTTTTGCCGCTTTCGCGACTGCTTGTGTTTTTGCCATACGGCCGTTCTCCTTTAGTCTTTAATCGTTGTTTTTTGTCCTACGAAAGCCCCAAGCAAATCCATAGGTAATTCCTTACCTGCTTCATGCTGCTCTCGTATGAATGCGCGAAGGGTGGAAGGTTCGACCCATTCACGTTGCATTGATTGATAACCTCTATCATTCAAAGTATCTATCAATGACTTAGCTTTCTCATCTTCATTCCTTCCAAAGCTACAACTGACTTGGTTCTTAATCAAATCACCAAATCCATTGTCTCTTAACCACGTAAATGCTGCTTCTTTCTTTGTATCTTTGATTGAAGCACCATAGTAGTTGGTAACTTTAAGATGTCTACCATCTGCCAGCTTTAACTCTGACAAACCTACTTCTGCAAATAAGTTAGGTAGAACATTTTCTGCTAAATGTTTCTTGTAATCTTTTTTCTTTTTGAGTTGCTCCTCTAAATCAGCAATCTCTTTATCAGTATCTGCAACATCATTTGCTACAGCACCTATCTTACCCATGTTATCCTGGGCCGTGGAGCCCGAATCTTGTTGCATTTGGGTAAGTAAATCTCTTGGATCTAAACTTGTCATATCAACCTCTCAAATCTATTTCTATATCGTAGTATCGTTTTTCATCACGATCCCACTTTAACACTTTAAATTTGCCTCTATTCATTTCACTGACAACCGCGCCAGCTAATGCAATAATAGCAGGATCACCAATCAAAAGCAAATAGTCATCGTCACAAAATGTGGATAAGTCTTTTTTTAACTTATGTGTTAGTGGTCCAGAAGATAAAACTATTTGTTTATTGTCAGGCAATAATACTTTTAAATCACCAAACTTTTCTGCTGATCTAATATTCCTACCCATTTCTTGTAGCACGTAAACTGTCATAATTTTATTTCTTGATTCTCATATAGATCATGTTATATACGAAGTCAATAGAATTAAGAATGTACAAATTTAAAACGAAGCCATATGGGCATCAAAAAGATGCATTGAAAAAGTGTTGGAATAAAGAGGCATTTGCTATCTTTGCTGAAATGGGTACAGGTAAAACTAAAATAGCATTGGATAATGCGTGTATTCTATACAACAAAGGTAGAATAGATAGAGTGTTAATAGTTGCGCCAAAAGGCACATACATGAATTGGGTAGATCAAGAAATACCTACACACGTTCCTGACTACGTAGAAAAAAATGTTGTGGCTTGGAGACAATCAACCAGTTCAGAATATAAACAACAATTAAAAAACATAAAAGATGTAAGTGATTATAGATTTAAAATTATGGTAATGAATGTAGAAGCATTATCAACAAAGAAAGGTGTAGAATTTGCTAGAATATTTTTGATTGGTAAATCTATGATGATAGTTGATGAAAGCACTACAATAAAAAATCCACAAGCAAAAAGAACAAAGAATATATTATCACTTAGCAAAGAAGCAAAGTACAGAAGAATACTTACAGGATCACCAGTAACACAATCACCCATGGATCTATGGTCACAGATGGATTTTCTTGATCCAGAGATATTAGGACAACAAAGTTTCTATGCATTTAGAACTAGGTATGCTGTTGTAATCACAGCCAATGCAGCTGGTGGTACACACAAATATCAAAAGATTGTAAAATTTAAAAATTTAGCACAATTAGGTAATCTTGTGTCACCACACTCCTACCGTATTTTGAAAAAAGATTGTTTAGATTTACCAGAAAAAACATTTATTAAACGCGAAGTAGAACTTACAGAAGAACAAACAAAAGCATACCAGGATATGAAAACAACAGCCATGACTGTGTTAAAAGGTCAATCTTTGACTGCTGTCAATGTGTTGACACAATTGATGAGACTACATCAAATAACTTGTGGTCACATGAAAACAGATAGTGGTGATACTTTAAATCTTAAAAACAATCGTGTGGATGAATTAATGCAGATATTATCAGAAACGACAGGTAAAGCTATCATATGGGCAAATTACATACATGACATACTAAATATAGAATCAGCAATAAAAAAAGAATATGGACCTGCATCATATTGTACATACTATGGCGCAACCAAGGCAGAAGATAGACAAAAATGTATTTACGATTTTCAAAACAAACCAAATGATTGTCGTTTTTTTATAGGTAACACACAGACTGGTGGATACGGTATTACATTAACTGCAGCTAGCACAGTCATATACTATTCTAATAATTATGATTTAGAAAAAAGAATACAGTCAGAAGACCGTGCACATCGTATTGGTCAGGTTAATCCTGTATTATATGTTGACATGGTTGCTAAAAAAACTGTAGATGAAAAAATAATTAAAGCGTTAAAAAACAAGGTAAACATTGCAAAGGAAATTAGTGGAGAAGAACTATCAGAGTGGATTTGATTTAGATTATACTTGCATTATATGCATTCAATTTTTTCATAAATGCATTCGTTGCACGTACGAATTTTTCACCTTCTAATTCAAAACGTTGAAACGTTAAATCTCTAGAACACATTAAAACTACACCTTGTTCTATTTCTGTATCAAACATGGCATTGTGGGCCGCGGCGTACGCTGCTAGCTGCATTAAATAATCTTGCACCCACTCACGTTTCTTTGGTCTATTTGTTTGTTTAAAATCTATTATTGTAGGTCTACCTTTGTACAATCCTACCATGTCAGTTGTACCTGCGTATTTACCTGGGTTATACAAATGCACTTCTGATCCCCATATTTCTGTTATGTCTTTAAAAGCCTCATCAATTATTTTTTGTGCCATTTTTTCTGCTTGAACACCGACTTTTGTTAAGTCTTTGTATTTATCTCCGTTCACAAAACGTTCTATGTATAGGTGGAGCGCGGTTCCAATCTTAGCAGAATCACGTATTATTTTTTCTGCTTCTTCTTCACCAACTTTGACACGCCATTTTTTTAGAAAAGATTTATCTTTTGTTTTAGATAGTATTGTGGTGACAGAGGGTAATGCTTCACCATCAGGTGTCAAGTATAGCCTTGCATCTCCTTCTTTTCTTTTTAGTTCTGCGTAATTATATTTCTGTATTAATTGCACTGCGGCATTATACCACACACTCCGACATAAGCCTAGCCATTTCTTTTGCACGATTAGGTGTTTGCTTTGCCCATCGAGAATCAAGCATTTGTGCTGACGCTTCGGCGTAATCTGGTGGATCTTGCTGAAGCGCCTGCCACATTTTTCGAAACTTGGAAACTCCTGTCCCCCCAAGCTGAAAAATCATTTCAATGATAATAATTTTTGCATCATCACTTATCTTTAATCCTTCGCATTTTAAATCGGCTTGACGTATAGCCTGTTGCAAATCTTTTTTTAATATATTCATTAAAAACTTTTCTTCGTACTCTTTATCATCTTCCCAAAAATCCTCCACGCACAAATGCCCGACGCCCACGGTTCTCTTACCTAGGGTATCAAGATATACTTTGTTTCTGTAGCCCTCGTGTTTTTTAACTGATTCAAGTAATTTATCGTAGTTCATTATCTATCCAATTTTTTGTTTATGTTTTTTATTTCGTTTTCTATGACAGCTATTCTAGCTTCCATTTTTGTAAACAAAATAAGTGCTTCTTCTATTCTATCAATATCACGTTCCATCGCATTAATACGCTGTGATGTCATACCCCATGTAGCACCAAGTGCTACAAATATACCAAGTATCCACATGATATCTCTAATACTCATCAGTAGTCCTTTAACTCCTTTAAAGCAAAAAAATCAAAAGGAGTATTGAAATTAAAACTTAATCCAAAATTTCCTCTATCAACATCATAGTCGTATCCATAATTAATTCCTGCTCTTTCACCTACTGGTATAAAAGCGTCTTTATAAAATCTATTATCTCCTACATCATAAGTAGGAAAAGCATTTGATAATCCTAATTCGTAAGGTCTTATAGTTAATATTCTGTTTGCTTCTGGCATGTATGATCTCATGTTTGGATCTACTCTTAACCTGTCAGCTATGCCTGTTGCAAGAAGAGCATAATTTCCTACCCTTTGTAAAAGTTCTTCTCTAGGATCACTATATGTTCTTGTGCTAATAAACCCATCACTTGTGCCTGCAGGATCTTTACCCTCTTGATATCTTATTCTTCTTTTCATTAAGTTACCAAAGATATTATGCCACCTTTTGCTGCCATACGTGGTGCCACTCTATTAGCAAGTGCCTGGTCCAAGTTTCCTTCGTACAAGGAAGCTGCAGCTGCAGGATTCATGTTAGGACTTTGTAATATAGAAGAACCAATACTTGATACTTCATCCGCAAAATAGTTTGAATCTGGTTGAGGAGGATTTTGTATTCTGTCCAATATGTTCATTGCAGGTGATTGACCTGGTGTACCCATCGTATCTTCTATTAATCCTTTACCTTTATTTAAAAGATCTTTACCAGCTTCACCAAATGTTTCTAATGCGCTTCTTGCCGGTGCCATACTTTGTCCAACTTGTTCTCTGTATCGTTGTCCTTTTTCAATTTCTGCTAGTTCACGATCAAATTCTTGCCACTCTTCAGGACGTAATCTTACGAGACGAGCGAAATTAGCAAGTCTAACTTGTTCTGGCAACGTGTCATCTAATATGTTTCTGTATGCACGAAGAGAAGGAGGGCTTGTTATAATACCACCCATGTATCTTACACCATAAGCTAAAGCTGCTGGTATTAACCAACCAGCACCAAATGTACTCAATGCACCAGCTGCTATTGTTTTTTGTTGTATACCTAGTGCAGATGTTGGTAAAGCCGAAGCAATACCGGAACGTATACCACCCATAACTGCACGACGTGCCATGAAAGTGCTTATCTCTGGTATGCCGTTGGCTGCAGCTGCAGACATGATCGTTGCAAAATCTTCTAAATCTTTTAAAGTTGGTAACTGTGCTGCTTGCTTGCCAGTTATACCTTGTGCAAACTCAAATCTTATGCCTTTTAACCCTTCGTTAAAATTAACATTGTCAAATTCTTTCACTGCACCTGTTTGACCATCACGCACAACTATTTTTGATACCTGTGGACCAGGTAATGCTTTTTCAAATAATGTTTTCAATGGATTATCTTTTCCTAAACCAAGTGCACGCTTAAATACTTCACCATCAAACAGTTCAGCACCATCTTTTTGTACGATTGAATTATTAAATACTTTGTTTAAATAAATACCTAAACCTTCATAATAAGCTTTGTCGCCAACAATATTTCTCATTGTGGCTAAATTTGTGGCAGCGTTTGCTGGATCTTTTCTAGCTATGTCAATTACAGTTTCAAATATGTTTGTTGCTTGACGATCAGGATCTATGTTAATAGCCATACCAAATCTTTCTACAGGACCGGCAACAGCCTTTCCTGCTTTTGTTGTAAACATCATCATACCGTTGCTTACAAACTTTTCATAATCACGCCATAATTTTTCTACTTCAGGTATACCTGACTTTGATAAATTACCAATGTCAGCCTCCCATGCCTTATACATGTTTAAGATATCTGCTTGACTCTCGCCATCAGCGTTCTTTAAAAATTTATTGTACAGTTTGTCCATTTGATCACGAAGACCATAGTATTGTTCTATTGTTCTAGCACCTGCAACACCAGGATCTATGATTTGACTTTTTAGAAAATTAACAAAAGGTTCTGGAACATCTTTACCAATAGTAGCTGTGCCTTCATTTGTTGGCACTATCTGTCTTTGTGCTACAGCTTTTTGATATATTCTTTTTGCTTCATTAACTAATGTAGAATCATCTACAACAGCTCCATATTTTCTAGCTGCTTCTAAAAGTAATTGTTGTTTTTCTGCAGCTGCATCTCTAAATCCTCTAGCTGCTGCACCACCTAATCCTGCTATTCTTGCACCGTGTTCACTAACGTTTAGTATGGGAGCAAAAGTTAATTTTTGTATTATGCTGCCACCAAGATCCATGTAAGCATTCATTTGATCTGCTTTGTTTCTATATATTCTTGTACCTATGACCGGTGCACGACCAAGAAGTTTCATAAAACCTGAAAGCATAGGAGAACCAACGTCTGATCTTTGAACGTCTGTGCCTACCATTTTTTGAGTTTGTGGTAATAAATCACTAACTTGTTTTAATGGTGTTTTTAATTCTGCCGGACTTAAAAAATTAAATATAGGACTTCGTATTAATCTTGTCATTAAATTACCTATGATAGGTATATTTAATTTTACATCTTGTGTACGACCACCTATCGATGTTTCTATAAATTCTTTTGTTAATGGATCTTCCTGTAATGTTGTGGAAAATTTACCAGATCTATACAATCTTTGTTCTGCATCTAAAACTTCTTTACCAGCAGGAACTCGAGATCCTGCTCTTGGTTTAAACATACCAAACACATTGCCGCCAATAAATCTTCTTGTTGCATAATATGCAGGTCTTGCTCCAAAGAAAATACTAGATATTGCACCATCTATTGCTGCATCTTTTAACGCACCTTTAATTCTTGTTACTTGATCAGGACGATTAATGCCTTCAGGGCCAAATGTTAATCTTTCTGGTATTGCAGCTGACATCAACTCTAACATTTGATTGTCACTGTTTTTTAAAAATTTTTTAGCTGTGCCAGCTTTGTTCATTATATCCAATTGAACTTCATATCCATAATCAGCTATACCTACACCTGCAGCACCACCAATAATTGCACCTAACGCTTTTGCCCACCAAGGTCCAGGAACTTTACCGCCACGTGCCATGCCAGCCATAAATCTAGAAGCTAATCCTTTTGTTCCATATCTATATGGATTGTTAAATGCATCTAATAAAACTGGCCCTGCTTTAAATCCTTTTAAAGCACCAATCGTGCCTGCAACCATTTCTTGTCCAGCCTCCACGACAGGATAAGGATTTGGCGTAGACGTATATAAACCAAATTCATCTTCCATAAGTAAAGTGCTTGGTGTGATTGTTGTAAAATCTTTTTGCGATAAACCCATGGATCTAATATACGCTTGTATGTCAGCGTCAAGCTCAGCTGCTTGTTGTTGATTCATGTTAGGATATTTTTCTTTTGCACGATAAATAATGTTAGCCACATTATCACGAACTGTGTCTCTTTTTTCTCTGTATGTTTTTAAATTTTGTAATTCAATAGCACGTGCTTCAAGGTCTTTTTGCGATGCAACAAAAGGATTTGATTTACCAAAAGGTTTACCAGGCAATAAAATATTACCAAGCATTTGAAATGGTGCAGAAAAAGCCTCTGCCACAGGCTCCATTGTTTTTCTGTTTTTACCAATTATTTCTTCTGCTTTTGTTAATGGCACGCCACCTTCAGTTTTACTTACAAACTTTTTATCTTTTGCATCTAGTTCTGATGCTGCTTTTTCAAACTGTTTTGTTGTTGTATCAACCATTAATTTAATCCGTATTTATCTAGTATGCTTTCGTAAGTTGTATCACTTTTTTTCATATTTTCATTGTGGTCTACTTGTATATTACCTTCAAAACTTTTCATCCAATCTGCGTATCCCATGCCACCTGATATATCAAGATTAAGTGCTCGCTCTTCTGGATTGTTTGATAACCAATTGTAGTATGCATTTTCTAATTTTTTAGATCCTTCTATTGTAAAGAATTCTGGTTGTTTTTCTTTGTCGTAACCAGCAAGTGTATACGCTCCAGCCATGTTGTTATATAGTTGATTGTATATTCTTACATAGTTTTGTATAATCGCTTTGTCTGTTGTACGACCACCAATACCTGTTAGTCTTACATCTTCAAATGATCTACGTAAAACGTCTGCTAACATACGACCAGTTGGCTGTCTATCTCTTGCTAACATCAAACCTAAAGTTGTTTCAAATGTTTCTAATACAGATCGTTCACCACCAGATTGTAAAATTTTTGTAAATGTGTCTGCAACAACGTACGCTCTTGCTGGATTACCGTTGGTATCTACACCGTAATCATCACCACCTAAAGCTGTGCCGTATCTATCTTGTGTTAATCCATTACCACCATATTTGTTTTCTCTATCAATAAATACAGGTACTTCTACGCCACCTATATTCATCGTGCCGTTTGCTGTTTCACGAACAGCAAACCCTGAACCTGTAGGATCCGGAGAATCAAATTCACCTGCAATAACATTACCAGTGAATTCTTCAAATACCTGTGCCACTGGTCCTACTATTTTTCCTATTTCACCAGATGCACCAATTAAGTCTGGTCTTTCAATAATAAGTGGTATAATTTCATTTGCTAGTGGTATCAATCCACGTTTAACGTATTGTGCGTATCCTACTTGAGCATCAGAAGCTGCATCACCTTTTACGTTTATTGCATCAGCATAATTTAATCCAAATGCATCTTGACCTTCACCAGCTTCAACAAAACTAAATACATCAAAACCATACGCTTGATTGAATCCATAAAATTTACTTTCTTCTGGACTTGTTCTTTTTACTGTTAATACCTTAAGTGGTTTTTCTAATTTAATTGGTCTGCCACCTGCATCCAAAGACAAACTACCATCGTTTTCTGTTTTGTAATTTTGATATACCATAACGTATGGGCCACTTCTATCCTGCATATCTTCCATTTGTTCAAAGTATAAATCTAATGCAGCAGCTCCTATTTCACGATCAGCTTTTGCTTTTTCTACACCCATTTCAAATAGTAGTGGCGCAGTTCTTTGTCCTGTTTGTCCTACCACATCAAAGAAACCTCTAAGACCTGGTTGATCTGTCCTACCTGACATTAATGAAGATCCTATTTGCATTAATAGTGCAACTTTTTGTAATTTGTCTCCAGATGAATCTCCTATAAATTGTTTAATGACATCTTTGTAATTGTTTATTCTTTGTACACTGTCATTGTCTATATAATCTGCTATCACAGGATCATTTTGTATGTCGTTTGATTGAAAATTATCTGTTTCTACACCAGCACCTTGATTAGATGTATTAGCTTGTTCGTTCTTTTGTTCTTCAATTGTTGATTCTACTTGATTATCTATTGAAACACCACTTGTGTCTACAGGTCCTTTTGGTGTAGGATCTTTAGCTGTAACATTTATTTCTGTGCTTATGTCGGATGTTACATCAGTGTCAAAATCTGCAGGAGTAAGACCACTTTGATCTGTAATTGAATCAATCATAGGAGGCATCATCCCAAGTGTAAACATTCTACCTTGTGGTGTATTAAAACCTCTAGCTGTTCTTTGAAACAAAGGTCTTAGTATTGCACTAACCATAGGACCCTAACCTTTTAACGCTTCGTATGCAGCCAATCCTTGAATACCAGTACCTACAGCTTGTGCTAATGGGTTGACCGTTGGTGAAGTGCCCATGGTTGTAGCCATACCACTTGAAGGCATGCCTTGATAAATGTCACTAACAAAACCAAGACGTTGAAACGGCTCATAAAGCTGTTGTATGTTTTCACGATATCGTGCGTCTTGTATTTGTTGTGCACGTTGCTGTTGTACTGAACCAGCTGACATAGCAGATGCAATATCCCCCTGTTGCAATGCTTGTTGTTGTGCACCGAGTGCCCCAAGACCTTGTGATGCTTGAGCCATTCTTTGCATTTGACTTTGAAATTGTTGTTGTGCTTGTTGTTGTGCTTGTTGAAAATTTTGTGCCTGTGCTTGACCAACCGCTTGTGCTCTTTGTCTACCTAATTCTGCTGATTGTACACCTTGTCTAGCACCACCAAAGGCACCAGAACCTACAGCTTGTGCATCTGCTTGATTTTGCATTTTTTGAAATTGTTGTTCTATGCCAGCTATGACCTCATCTTGAAATGGATTCATAAAAGCTTGATATGACATGGGATCATAAGCAGCTGTGCTACCTAATAATTGTGAAGTTGCAGCATCTAAAAATGGTTGAAAAGTACCAAGACCTTGACGAGTTCTATCAAAAGCTACATCTTGTAAACCAGTAAAATCAACAACCTGTTGTACAGGTATGTCAACAGGATCCTTTGCAAATCCTGACGCTGTGTCCATAAGCTGTAACTTACGTGCTTCAATCTGTGGTGCTTCACGTTGAAACGTCGTCTGAAACGTAGTTCCCGATGGATCGCTTCCGTCTGATAATCCTGGTATACTCAAAATACTCTCCTATAATTTGTTCCAATTTTTTCCATCCCCAAACGTTTTGCAATTTTATCAAAACTACCTACTTGTTCAGAGACACTTAATATTACCTCTTTCACTTTATTCATCTCTGACCAATCTACAAACTTTTTCATTAGTTGTATGCCAGTCATTTTACCTCGCTCCTCTGGAATTACATATAATTCCAATTGTCTACTAAAAGTGTCCTTACTATAAGGAAACTCCAATATGCATCCTATCATAAAACCTATTGGCTCTTCCTTTTTTGTAGCAATAATACCAAACATATTTGGTTTGTTTATTGCTGCGAAGAAATAGTTTTTAACTTTTTCTTCGTTTATCTCGACCTCATTCCCCCAGTGAGATTCTTGCAAAAAGTCTTTGCTTACTTTTTGAATCCAATGAAGATCTTTCTCTTCGAAAAATCTCCAATCCATTTATACCATGGCTTCCGAAGGTTTTTCAGATTCAGGATCGAGAGAGTTCATCATCTTGTACATTTTCTTTGCACCCTCCATCCTACTACCATTACCAAAGTTTTCAACAGCCTTTGCTGTCATAACAAACTCTCCATCACTTAATTTTGCATTTATTGCATCATCTTTTGGACCACCTGGGCCACTGACCTCGCCGCCTGCTTCATAAGGTGTAAAGTCAAATCTATCAGGCACGTAACTGTAATAAGGGTTTTGCATCATATCATACATTTGTCTCATACGTCTTCTCTCTCTTTCAATTTGCATTTCTTCTGCTTGTTCATCTGTTGGCATGCCACCGAGTGTGCCTGCAAGTAGTGGTATACCAGCCTTAATATCAAAAGATCCTGCCGGTAAATCTGTGCCTAAGAAAGTTTTACCTGCAGTCTGTGTTCTAAATAAATCTGACAACTTCATGCCTGGTGACAATGTTCTAGTAGTTTCACCAATCATTTGTGTTTTTGGCATAACGTTCAAAGGTAAACCTTCAACGTTTGTTCTAAATCGTGGCACTGTTTGTGTAAGTGGTTGTCCACCTGGTGCCATAAGTAAATCCATTGCGCTTACATCACCACCTAGTGCATTAGCCATTGCGTTTGCTTTCATAAAAGAAAACGGGACAGCTGTTAATGCTGAATATAATGCTGCACGTTCAGGGTTTCTTTGACCCATAAGTTTTGCTATACCATAACTTGTTAAACCAGACGTGACTGGTGCTTTGAGTAACATTGGCATTGCGCCAAACTTTGAACCATAACCACTAAGCAAACTACCAAGACCTGCACCTTTACCACCAGCTCCTAAAAATGCACCTAGTTTTGGTGCAAGATATGGTGCAGCAAACATCGCTGCAACAGGTAATATTGGCTTTGCTTTTTTAACTATATTCTTTATTGCTCTATCAAAAAATCCCATACTATATTGTCATTGTAGAACCTGGAAATAACATCTCCAAGTCATTTGTTAATAATTCTATCTCATCTTCATTACCAGCATTTCTTGCATCTTCTAACATTTGTAATAAATTTGGTAAAGTGTAAGTGTCTGCACTAGCTTCTAATGTTTCTGTCATACTGCCAGGAGGCAATCCACCTTTAAAATCGTCTGGTAAAGGTAACCCTTCGTCCATTGGTAAACCATCATTTTCTGGATCTATACGTGGAGTAAGACCAAAAAGTTCGCCAAGTTTTTGTATTATACCACCTTCTCCTGTTGGATCACCAAGACCTCTTCCTGGTCCAAGCAACCCTGCCATAAACACATCTCCTTGACGATTAGGATCCATATTTAATAAATCTCTTAATCTATCGCCAAGTGAATCTTCAGGTAAAGGATCTACAGGCGATGGCATCATGTCCACGGGTCCAGGTGTTATGTCCATAACTGGATCTATTGGTGCCATAAAATTAGGTAGCATAGATGAATCTCTACCACCTTTACCTTCATCGTAGTCTACTATAATAGTTGGATTTGGATTGGGAGGAAATATTTGTAATGGTGCAACATCTTTTGCTCTGTCAAACAAAGTCGGTAAACCTCTGCTTGATCGCATAATATAATTTTCTCTGTTACTATCATCAAAAGACATCGTAGGTCTATTCATCATACTAAAAGGAGTAGCTTGTTCAGCTTGCTGTGCTTGATCTCTTGCTCTTCGTATTCTTGTTATTGCCACTATGAGCTACCTCCGAATATATCTGGCAGTTTGTTGACTTTAATTGCCACGTCTTTCACTATATCTTCTTTTTTTGTGCTAGTTTCAGGGTCATTGACATCATCATCTGCTTCTTTTTCATTGGCATAGACTTTCCCTGTTGTCGCGTGTTTGATAGTAGTGTTTGTTTCTACATCTATCACAGGAATTGTTTTTCCTGCAACCACGGTAATATCGTCTTTTATAGCCATTTTCTCTCCTTATTGCAATAATTAACTTATCTCTAACACACTAAGAACAACATGTAAATCATTAGCGTTTTCTGCTTGTATCTTAATTATCTCTGACTCTTTTGCAACCAAAGGTGCAATAGAGCTAGTAGAAGAATCGGCAGAAACCTGGCTAGAATTACCTGCAGCCAAAAGCTCTTGTGTTGTTTTACTCTCTATATCTCTACTTAATTGTAGAGTATAGCTTGTGTCACCAGTATCTACCAAATACAAAGATATTTCACAATTGTTAGAAGTGTCAACATTAGCCACACGCACAGATTTTATTATGGCTGTTGTTTGTGCAGGAACTGTGTACAATGTTGTTAAGTTTGTGTTTGATAAAACTGCTTTATAATTTGTATATACGTTTGCCATTACGATAAAAACCAAGTTACGGCTTCAGATTCATCTCTAAGTGGTTCTGAAGTATAAGTATTATTTAGTGCAAAAATTAATTGTTCTAACGTTTGCACCATCTGTGCCATTTGTGATTGATCATATTCTTCTCTTGCTTGTGGTATTATAGGTATTGTTATTTTAGTCATTATCCACCTCGCATACCATCTGGTTTAGCATCAAATCTGAGTGTGCCATAGCGCCATTTATCGTCAACAGCATTGCTAGATACACGAAGTGCAAGTTGTCTACCTCGTATACGAGTATCTTTTTTGTTTGTAGATGTTGTAACAGTAAATGGACCGTGTGATCTTTGTGTTGTTGAAGGATATGGTCTTGATTTAAGTGTTATATCCACTTCTCCTATTTGATTTTTAAAATCAGGTATGAATCTTGATATGGACATAAAATTATCACCGTCTGCTATGTCGATATCTCCTGATTCTATGTGACAATTCATTGCTGCGCCATCATCATTCACGCCCTCTTCATGTAAATAAACAAATGTTCTACCTTCTTTTACGCCATTTATTGTAGATATAGTTGCTGTTGTATCACTTGCCTCAAACTCCGCTGCGTATGGATTTGAATACACACCGCGATCTGCCCAAGAGCTACGTGCTAATGTTCCTATATACCAAATATTTTCTGCGTAATTGTATGTTACGTTTCTATCTATCTGTGTAGAATTTTTAGATGGATAAAACCATATTACTTCGTTAAAGTCAGAATTGACTGCACAAAAAACATCACCTAGTGCGTTATTATTAATATCATCAAATACATAATCTTGTACACTGCATGGTATTTTTTTAACTGCACCATCAAATAAGAAAAAAGAATCATTACCCATCCAATAAGCAATACCGTTTACATCTACTGCAGATTTAATACCAACAGCTCCACAATTTGTACCTAATTGCCTAAATCCAAAAGTAAAAGGTGGACCAATGAATTGCATTTGATACAAAGCAGTATCAGTATAAATTAATATAACACCTCTAGATCTAACAGCTGCATTTATTTGATTACCGTCTGTAAGTCTTTGTGAGCCAGCTGTGTTTGTAGCTGTAGGTGTCCATGTTGCAGGATCTTCTTGATCTGAAAAACGTATAAACATATTGTCTTGTGTGGTAGCTGTGCCTATGGTGGTTTCTGTGCCAAAACATATTACATGTCTATCATCACCTGACACTAACATAAATCTAGATTTGGTTGGTGCATTACTAACATTTGTCCTTGCTGCTAAATTACTTGACAATCCACTTGACGTGTCCCAATAATATAAACTGCCATTAAACTGTTGTGCTAATACATCTTCACCCCAATTGTCCAAAGACCATTTACCAGATTGTAATAAAACACCATCAGCGCCTGTTAAACCTTCACGAGAAGTATTCCATGTTGATGCGTTCCAAGTACCTGCGCCCCATCCATATCCATATATGGATGTAGGTAAACCTGTATTTATTTGATAGGTAGCGTTTGCCGTAGCACCAGTTGCATCAGAACTGGCTGCAGCACCTGCAATTATAGTGTAAGTATTACCAGTAGGAACTGTTTGTATTTCAAACTCACCTTGTAAGTTTGCTGCTGATATACCACCTACAGCACCACTTACGCTAGCAATAGTAACAAAGTCACCTATTAATGCACCATGGCTTGAATCTGTAACGATTACAGAAGTAGATCCGTTTGTTGTTTCAAATTGTGTTATATTACCTGTGCCTGTTGCACGTGTTGGTGTGATATCGGCATACACATTTTCTGAGTATGCATACAGTTTTTTGTTTGTGCCATACACTGCATAGTTTACACCTTTAAGATCTGAATAAGTTAGAATAGCGCGTGTTGCGCCAAGTAAAGCATCGCTTGTTACTTTTTCCCAACCACCTATTTTTTCTGGTTGACCATAACGAAAACGAATATTATCGCCATCTACCCATCT